TATAACTAGATTTAAAACAGATTTTGATACTTCACGAAGAGAAACAGGAAATACAAAAGTTATTAGAGAATGTAGAAGAGTTGGTATTCGAGAATGCGAGGAATGGAGAGATAGAACAGTACCTGATCCTGAACAAGATCGTGTTAATAAAGAATTAAATGATGCAGCTAGAGAATTAAATGCAAAAAATTTAGCATTAAATAATCGTAATACAAAAAGAAATAATGCTTATGCAAATATGGTAAGTGTTGCTAATAATACTCCATCAGGTGAATATACAATTAGAAGAGGTCAATTAAGAACACATAACAATAATAATAGTGTTGATGATGATGCAAAAAATAATATAGAAGATGTTTTTAAACAATTTTATAGAGATAAAAAATTAATCCAATGGGATTCTGATTCACAAGGAGTTCAACCTCCTCATGGACAATTTGATGTTAATTATTACTCATCAGATGATCCGAAAGCAGGAGGTGCAGCAGTTAGACAAATATGGACAGATGCTTTAGCAGATGATGATATTGATATTACAGAACGTTATGGAGGAATAGATAATAGAGATCCAAATATTTTTTATTATCAGCATTATTCCAACATAGGAAGATTAGAAGGAAAAAGAGGTAATCCAGCAGAAGCAGCAGAACAAACAGATCAATATACAGAATTTGCTTTAACCGACGCAGAAAAACAAACAATTAGAGATTTACATTTTCTTCCTGATGAAGAAAAAGTAGGTAGTGCTACTGATCGTTTATTACAAGTACCTGAAGTTGCTCAATTATGGGATGAGGCAAGAGGTGGTGATCCTTACTGGAGAGAACTAGCTACTAAATATTTTTTAGATGTTGATAAAAAAGATGAATTTGCTGCTTTATTTCGTTTATCAGATGATCCAGCACATAAACAAATAGCTTTTAATTATCAAGCTAATACTGGTTTTGGAGTAACAGATTTAGAAGATGCTATTACTGTTGCAACTGGTGAAAAAGGAGAAATAGATGCTAAAAAATTTGGAGCATTAACACAAGATGTTTTAAAAGAAACATTAGCTGAAATGAAAGAAGCAAAAAAACAAGAACAATTTTTAAGTACAATTTCAGGTTTTAGTGGATTTAGTGAAATATTTGATGTTAATTCTTCTTTAACTAATTCAATATTAGGAGATAGTGGAGTAGGTGGTATTGTTTCTTGGCTGGGTGGAGGAAAAGCTGAAGAAGATCTTGAAGGATCTCTAGAAAAAATAACAGGAATTAATAGAAATAATGCTACATATAATTGGCAGAAATGGTATGACGATAAATTAACAGAAAGATATAATGACGCTTTAGAATTAGGATATGATCCAGATGATGCTAGTAAAACCATACAAATAGAAAAAGAATTTGCAGAGGATTTTGTAGATACCTATTTAGATAGACGTTTCAATACTTCTAGATCAATGGATGAATTTGTAGAATATATAGATGTAAGACAAGAAGAACAAAACCCTTTCCAAACTTTAAGTTTACATACAGCAGTCAGAGATGAAGCTCAAAGAAATGCAGAAGCATTTATGGATTCTATTGGTAGTCAAACAGATAGAAAATTTGATTCAGAATTTTATTTTAATCCTAATTTAGGATTATCAGATGATTCTATTTACAATACAGGAGATAGAAGAAATAGATATGATGAACAAGAAAGAATTGTAAATCAGGATTGGGAAAATGCCAAAGCAGGAAGAAAATCAGGAGATATAGATTGGAAAGCTCAAACATATAGATTTGGTGCTCTTGATCCTACAGATACAAATATTCCTGAAGCTCAAAGAAAAGCTGAATTTGCAAGAGTTCATTATCAAGTTTATGGTCAAAGCCACAGAGATGCTAATGGTGACATGATGCCTTTTGATGGAGCATTAGATATTGTTAATCCTGAAAAAGTAAAAGATCATATAAAAACAGTTATTCTTCCTAATTTAGAAAATGAAGCATTACAACAAGGTTCTACATTTGGTCAATTTATTACTCCAGAAGAATTCGCAGATGACATGTTGAAAGGGATAGATCCAGGAGATGATAACTGGGATGCTGTATTGAAACATTTTGGAATTGAAGATTTTAAAGGAACAGTTGATGAGTTAAAAGATTATATTAAAGAAACATTTATGACTGGATCAGCTCAAGAAATTAGAGAAAATTTAAAATATTTAAATGAAAAAAGAAAGAAACCTACACAGAAAATTTTAGGTATTACCTATATAGAAAGAGAAGAAGACTATACAGATGAAAAACCAAAAGCAACTACAGAATTATATAAAACTTTTCAAAATGCTGGTTTTCAAGGAACAGAAGATCAATTCTATAATGATTTTTTCCCTGACTTAGATCCACAACAACAGAAATTACTTCAGAAAGGAGGTAAAGACGAAGCTTTAAAACAATTTGAATTAGATATGAGTGATCCTTTTGCTTCTTTAGGTTCAATTGGAAGTCTATTTGAAGATGAAGAACCTATATGGGAAGAAGAAAAAAGTGATTCACCAGGCAGTTACTTTACTTGGGAAAATAAACAATCTGATACTGAATGGGGCTATAGACCTAGAAAGAAAGAAGATCAAGTACTAGGAGAATTCACAGGTCTATTTAAAGGACTAAATTAGGTATCTTATTTTATAAATTATTGTGTATATTAAAGACAATAAGTATTATTTTTCATGGCAGATTTCTCATTAGCTATTAATTTAATCCGTAAATATGAGGGATTTAATGAAAAAGCATATCCAGATCCGACTACAAATAAGGAGCCATATACCATTGGATACGGGACACAATTTTATCCAGATGGCTCTCCTGTAAAACAAGGACAAAAATGTACTAAAGAAAAAGCATTAGAATTTTTGTTCTATGAAATTGAAGTTATAAATAATGAATTAAGCAAAATAAATTTACCATTAGATGAATATATGAGACAAGCATTAATATCTTTTATACATTCTGTTGGTTGGGAATCATTTTTATATAGTCAAATTATTGATTGTGTAGAAAATGAAAATTTTGCTGGAGTTTGTGAAGATATTGGACGTTGGATTTTTGATGAAGATTATCAAGTAATTGGTGGATTATTAGATAGAAGAAAAGAAGAAATAAAATTATTCTTAACTGAAATCCATACCAACGACTGGAAAACTAGCGAAATTCTTTTAAATGCTTTTAGAACTTTTAAAAGTACACCAGGACAAATCAGAGCCATAAGAAAATTAGAAGAGAGTATTAATCCATATATTCTTAGCAATTTTGCTAACGGCTATAAAGTTGATATTAATGGTGTGGATAGCTACTCTGAAGAAGATTTCTTGTACGTTTCTGTAAGAGTCTGATTTAGAATGAATGAACCAACGAGAGATGAAATGACAAAATCCGCAAAACAAGGAGAATTCATACTCCCATTGGAGTTACAATTTTCCATGAGAAAAGCCGAGATCAATGCTCAGGAAATGACATGGGAACAATTATATTCAGCGTTACTTAATCTTTACTATCAACGCCTAATGGAATGGCATGCTGTTAAAGAGTTAATGTGTGCAGAAAATATAAAATTAGATTTTGATATACCTACTGATATAGAACTTCAGAAGTTAGCACAGGAATGTATAGCATTAGAAGAAGATGATGAGGAAGAAGATCCTTTTACTCCTGCTTAATTAGGTTTAATTAATCTATTTAAGTACCATAGTGCTTTTTTTAAAGATTCAATTTTACCTTTGTGTTTCTCTCTCCAAATGTATTTAATAATATTTCCTTTTAAATAACCACGAAATTCTTCTGCACTTAACTGAGCTTCAATTGCGTCAATACATTCAATAGATCCAGCTGCATAATGGATAGGTCGATCTACATTATCAAACTGATGAAGATGTGTATCCTTATCGTCCATACGTTTAGTTATAAAATCAGTAATTTCTTTCCATGCTAAATCATTTACTTCATTTACGGTTTTATCTCTGAGCAACTCAATATCTTTTCCAATATTAGAGACTTCTTGTTTTTCTGCTTCTGGACCAGCCATACGCATTTTAGGAGATGTCTCGTCTATCGGCTCAAGCCACGTCTCATCAAGGATTCCTTTTTCATTTTTTCTGATGGAGATCCCAGTGCTATCAGGAGCTTTGGAGATTTTGGAGATGAACCTGGAAATTGGTCCGAGTCCTCCATTGCTGGAATGTATCCTGTTAGTCCTACTCTCTGGCTTTTGTCCCTCTTTTCTCCTTCCAGAGTTAAGTTCCTTCTGTCCATCCCTGTCTCGCATGCAGCCAATCCACGATTATATTGATCATAGAGTGGAACGTCATTATTTTCATTATCTATTGGAG